GCCGTCGAAAGCGATCCGGCCGGCAACCTGAAGCCGTCGAAGCGCGCGAGCCCCGAGCGGATCGACCTGGTGAGCGCGCTCGTCAATGCGATCGACCGCATGGACCGAAACGCGGCGCCGGCGCCGGCCCCGCAGTACCAGATGCTGATCTACGGCGGGCCGCCGTAATGCGGAAGACCGGCCGCCCGCCGCTCGATCCCACGGGGGCGCCGTCGGTCACGGTCTCGGTGCGGCTGACGGCGCGGCAGTTTGACGACCTCTACGCCCGGGCGCAGCGCGACCGCCAGCGCCTCGCCGAGATCCTGCGCCGGGCCGCCGGGGAGTTTTGTAACCGAAACTCCCCCCGCGCCGCCGACCTGCGCTAGGCTCCCGGCGACCCCATGCCGGATCGCGCCTATTGCACGCTCGAGATCAAAAGTTTTCAGGCCGACCAGCGCATCATCGAAGGCGTCGCCAGCTCGCCGGCGCCCGATCGGCGCGGCGACGTGCTGGTGCCCGAGGGCGCCGAGTTTGCGCTGCCGATGCCGTTGCTCTGGCAGCACGACACCACGCAGCCGATCGGCGAAGTGCTCGAAGCCGCCGTGACGCCCACGGGGATTCGGATCCGCGCGCAGTTTGCGCAGGTCGACGAGCCGGGGCCGCTCAAGACGCGGCTCGACGAGGCGTGGCAGTCGGTCAAGGCGCGCCTGGTGCGCGGCCTGTCGGTCGGGTTCCAGCCGCTCGAATCACGCCTGGTGAAGAAAGGCGATCCCTACGGCGGCTTGCACGTCAGCCGCTGGCTCTGGGCCGAAACGTCGGCCGTCACCCTGCCTATGAACATCGCGGCGACGATCACCGCGATTAAATCGGCCGCCGCGTCGGGCGGTCTCGGGCCTCCCGCGCCAGGGCGGCCGCTCCGGAGATCTCCGATGCACCAGACCTACGGCGAACAGATCACGGCCCACGACGCGAAGCGGACCACGCTGCTCGCGCAACTCAACGACCTGATGGCGAAGGGCGACGAGGGCACGACGCTCGACGCCGAGCAGACCAAGCAGTACGACGCGCTCAGCACGCAGGTCAAAGCGGTCGACGCGCACCTGCTGCGGCTCCGCGAACTCGAGGCGCTCAACGCGGCCATCGCGACCCCGATCGTCGCGTCGCCGACGCGCCCGTTACCGGTCGTGCAGGTGAAATCGCAGCTCCCGAAAGGCACCGCGTTTGTTCGCTACGCGATGGCGCTGCTCCAGGGCAAGGGCGACAGCATGCGGGCGCTCGAACACGCGCGGCGCTGGAAGGACACACCCGAAGTCGAGTTGATGGTCAAGGCCGCCGTGCTGCCCGGCGACACCGTGACCCCGGCGTGGGCGGGCGTGCTGGTGCAGATCCGCAACGCCGAAAACGAATTCCTCGAGCTGCTGCGGCCGGCGACGATCCTCGGCAAGATCCCGAACCTGCGGCGGGTGCCGTTCAATACCCAGGTGCCGGTGCAGACCGGCGGCGGCACCTACGGGTGGGTCGGCCAGGGCGCGATGAAGCCAGTGGGCAAGCTGGCGCTGACGACGACCGCGATCCAGTTCAGCAAGGCGGCCGGGATCATCGTCATCACCGAGGAACTCGCGAAGCTGTCGAGTCCTGACGCCGAGACCATCGTTCGCGCCGACATGATCGCGGGGATGGCGCAGTTCCTCGATCTGCAGTTCATCGACCCGGCGGTGGCGCTCGTCGCCAACGTGAGCCCCGCGTCGATCACCAACGGCGCGCCGACCGCGGCCTCGAGCGACAACGCCACCACCGATCTCGCGACGATCCTGGGCGCCTTCAACGCCGCGAACTATTCGCTGTCGACCCTCACGCTGATCATGAGCGAGAAAAACGCGCTCGCGATGGGCATGAAACGCGACGCGATGGGCAACAAGGTGTTTCCGTCCATGGGTGTCGATGGGGGCAATGCGGAAGGCATCCGGATCGTGGCCTCAAACGCCGCCGGGACCAATGTCATCGGCCTGTCGGGCCCCGACATCCTGTTTGCCGACGAGGGCGGCGTGGCGATCGACGTGTCGCGCGAGGCCTCGGTCGTCATGGACAGCGCGCCGGCGGCGCCGGATGCGACGACCGTCTATACCTCGCTCTGGCAGGCCAACCTGGTCGGCCTGCGCGCCGAGCGGATGATCAACTGGCAGCGGGGGCGGGCCAACGCCGTCTACTACCTGACCGACGCGGTCTACACCGTCTGACCGATGGCGCTCACGGGATGGCTGTCGCGGGTGCGGGGCCGGCTGACGCCGGCCGGCACCCTCGCGCCCGTGCGCGGCAGCGGCGGGTGGTGGCCGATCATCCGGGAGCCCTACACCGGCGCCTGGCAGCAGAACGCGGAGATCGCCGGGACGACGGCGCTCTCCTATGCCGCCGTCTTCGCCTGCACGACGCTCATCGCCTCGGACATCGGCAAGCTGCGGATCGCGCTGGTCGAATTGGACGACGAGGGGATTTGGACCGAAGTCAGTGTGCCGGCGTTTTCGCCGGTGCTGCGGAAGCCGAATCGGTACCAGACCTGGAACAAGTTCGCCGAACAGTGGATCGTCTCGAAGCTGGTGCACGGGAACGCCTACGTGCTCAAGCAGCGCGACGAGCGCCGCGTCGTGGTGGCGCTCTACGTGCTCGACCCGACCCAGGTGACGCCGCTCGTCGCGCCCGACGGCTCGGTCTGGTATCAACTCGGACGCAATGACCTCGCCGGCGTCACCGAGATCGACGCGACGAAGCCCGCCGTCCCCGCGCGGGAACTGATTCACGATCTGATGGTCCCGCTGTTTCATCCGTTGGTCGGCGTGTCGCCGATCTATGCGTGCGGGTCGGTCGCGCTCCAGGGGCTGAAGATTCAGGAGAACTCGACGACGTTTTTCGCGAGCGGCAGCAATCCGGGCGGCGTGCTCACGGCGCCGGGGTCGATCACCGAGGACACCGCGCGCCGGCTCAAGGACTATTGGGACCAGAACTACACCGGCGCGAACGTCGGCAAGGTGGCGGTCTTGGGCGACGGGCTCAAGTACGAAGCGATGAGCGTGAATGCCGCCGATGCGCAGCTCATCGAACAACTCAAGTGGACGGTCGAAACGGTGTGCTCCTGCTACCACGTGCCGGCGGCGCTCGTCGATTCGAGCCATCAGCCGCCCTATGCCAACAGCGAGCCGCTGGTGCAGCAGTACTACAGCCAGTGCCTGCAGTCGCTGATCATCGCGTTCGAGAACGCGCTCGACGACGGGCTCGGGCTGCTCGAGGTCGCCGGCCACACCTACGGGACCGAGTTCGACATCGACGATCTGATCTGGCTCGATACCAAGGCGAAGACGGATGCCGCGCAGCAGGGCGTCGCCGGCGGCGTGCTGTCGCCCGATGAATCGCGCAAAAAGTACTTTGGGATCGGGTCCGTGAAGGGCGGGGACACGCCCTACATGCAGCAGCAAATGTTCAGTCTCGCGGCGCTGGCCGAGCGCGATGCGCTGAAGCCCTTTGCGCAGCCGGCGCCCCCGCCGGCCCCGCCGGTCGCCGACGACGAGGCCGTCGCGAAGGCCTTTCTCGCGGAGTACGACTATGCCTGACGATCCGCAGCCGACGGGCAGCGTGTTGGCGCTGGCGCTGAAGGCGGCGCTCGCGCCCGTGCTCGCGCGGCTCGAGGTGCATACCGAGAAACTCGCCGCGATCGAACCCGTGATCGGCTCCCTGCGGGAACGGCTTGCCGTCTCTGAGGCGCGCCCGCCGGTGCCAGGACCTCCAGGGCCGGCGGGTGCGGACGGCGTCAGCCTCGACGAGCTGACCATCGCGCAGGACCCCGACGACGAGCGGATCATCACGCTCGGCTATCGGCGCGGCCTGCAGACGAAAACGCTGGGGACGATCCGGCTGACCAGTCCCCGGTACTGCGGCGTCTACGAGGAGGCCCGCGTCTACAGCCCGGGCGATCAGGTGACCCACGCGGGGGCGCTCTGGCATTGCCACGCGACCACGCGGAGTAAACCGGGCGGGGGCGGCGATGGCTGGCAGCTGCAAGTCAAGCGCGGGCAGGGATGAGGGATGGCCACGCTGCCGCTGGTGACGCTCACGCAGGCGAAGGGCCATCTCCGGCTGACGACGCCCGACGGCCACCCGAGCGACGCCGATCTGCAGTTGAAGGTCGATGCGGCGGTCGAGTTTGTGCGGCGGTATGTCGGGCGGAGCGCCTTCGGGCTGAGCGTGGTGGAGGCGTGGCTCGACGCCGACTCGACGCCGCCCGACGCGCAGGCGGCGATCCTGATCCTGCTGGGGTCGTACTGGCGTTTCCGCGGCGACGACCTCGACGGGGCGACGCCGGCGCTCGACGTCCAGGACGCCCCGCCCGTCGTGGTGTCCCTGTTGCGGCGGTTCTGTGACCCGGTGCAGGCATGAGTACCGGGCAGCGGGACAAGTTCGTGACGCTCGACGGGCCGGGCGTGGCGGTGCCGGATCCCGACGGCGGGTTTGTTGAAGGCTGGGCGCCGCTCGACCCGCCGACGGCGTATGCGCACATCAACCCCGCGACCGCGCGCGACCTCGAGCGCGCCGCGTCGGGGACGGTGATTACGACCGCGTCGCACCTGATCGAGCTGGCGTATCACCCGGGCGTGACGACGGCCGCGCGGATCCAGTACGACGATCCGGAAAAGGGGCTGCGCACATTTCAGATCACCAGCGTGCGGAATCCCGACGAGGCGCGGCGCGACCTGGTGATCGTCGCCGAGGAGATCCAGCAGTAATGGCGAAGGCGGTCCGCATTTATCTCGACGGGTTCCTCGACACGCGGCGGCAGTTCCAGGAACTCCCGCAGCACGTCGCCGTGCAGGCGCAGCGGCACGCGACGCGGCTCGCCGAGGAGGCCGTGAGCGCGATCGGCGCGGCCTACGCGACGCGGACGGGCGACCTGGCCGCCGGGCTGAAGGTCGTCCAGGTGCCGCACCCGTGGACGGCGGCGGTCGCGCGCGTGGTCAATACGGTCTACTACGCGAAGTGGTACGAGATCGGGACGCAGGCCCGGCATACCAAATGGGGCGCGAATCGCGGCTCCATGCCGGCCACGCCGACGCTCATCCCGATCATGATCCGCATGCGCCGGCAGTTCTACGACGACGTCGCGGCCATGCTGGAAGGGTTCGGAGTCACGGTGCGCGGGCGGGCGGCCTGACATGTCGAGCAGCGTCGAGATCGATCGGGCGCTGGCGGCGCGGCTGCAGGGGGACGCCACCCTCGCCGGGCTCCTGCCGGGCGGCGTCTGGTGGGATGAGGCCGGCCAGGGCAAGACCGCCTTCTGCCTGCTGGTGCTCGAGAGCGCGCACGACGCGGGGCAGATGCACCCGCCCGGGGTGCCCGGCCGTGGCGCGGAGGATCTGCAGTACTTGGTCAAGGCCGTGACGCTCGGATCGTCGCCGAGTGCCGCGATCAATGCCGCGGCGCGGATCGACGTGCTGCTCGAGGACCAGCCGCTCACGATCAGCGGTTACGGCTGCCTGA